CTGATCCTTCATTTGCTGAAGTTGATGGTCCTTGCGATTCAAGCGCTCCTAAACAAGTATGTGCTCCTCGCAATGCTTTACCTGAAACAACTTTATACGTACCTTTACTTTTCTGGTTCTGCAGAAATCCTGGTCTTGCTTTACCTTTAATTGCTTTACAATACCACGAAGTCAAAATCAACTTAGACCTCCGCCCCATTGATGAATGCTTATGGGCTATGACTTCACTTGATGATTCCACTGATACCAAAAAAGTTTCAGCTGCCTACAATCAATCATTAGTTGCTGCTTCATTATACGTAGACTACATTTTCTTAGACACTGATGAACGCAGACGTATGGCCCAAAATCCTCATGAATACTTAATTGAACAACTTCAATTCACTGGCGATGAATCAGTTGGTTCATCATCAAACAAAATTAAATTAAATTTCAACCACCCCTGCAAAGAATTAGTATGGGTTGTACAACCTGATGAAAATGTTGATTACTGTGCTTCACTTGAACCTGGTGAACCTTTATGCAAATTATTAGGTGCCCAACCTTTCAACTACACTGATGCTATGGATGTCTTACCTAATGCCATCCATGCCTTTGGCTCACGCGAATCAGTAGCTGGTCCTAGCGCTTTCATCTCACAAGAAGTACCTACAGGTTATGATGTTTCATTTGGCTTCTTCCAACAAAACATGGGCGCAACAGGTGATGTATCAGGCGCCTTCCCTAATTCCCCTGGCGGCTTATTTGAAGTTTCAGACCCTGAGGTAACTGGTTTATCTGATGCCGGTACATTTGTATTATCAGAAACCGCTCTTGGCATGCACTGCTGGGGTGAAAATCCAGTCGTCACCGCCAAGCTCCAACTTAATGGCCAAGACCGCTTTTCAGAACGTGAAGGCACATACTTTGACCTTGTCCAACCATGGCAACACCACAACCGCCACCCTGACACAGGTATCAATGTATACTCATTTGCCCTCCGCCCTGAAGAACACCAAC